ATAACCCTTTCGACGAGCTCAGGAAGACCCTTGATGGCAAGACTGCTTACGAGCGAAAAATCCGAGCCTACGGATGGGCTGATGGTCTAGCCGGGGCGCAATTCCCGCGCTTCGGGGACGCGAATATCCTGAAGGCGGCGGATGTGCCGAAGGAAGGCACGAACTTCATGGTCATCGACCCTGCTGGAGCGCGTAACTGGTTCATGCTCTGGCTGCGGGCGGTGGGGACGGGTGAAAACACTAAATGGTACATCTACAAGGAGTGGCCTGACAAGACCTACGGGGAATGGGCGCTTCCGGACTCTAAGCTCGACGGTAAGGCCGGGGCTGCTCAGCGCGCTGGCGGTGGACGCGGTATCAATGAATACAAGGAGACGATCCGAGACGTCGAAGCAGATACGGTCATTTCCGAACGATTTATCGACCCTAGAGCCGGGGCAACTCAGGCGGCGGGCAAAGAGGGAGGGACTTCGCTCATCGAACTCCTAGAGACTGACCCTGACCCGATGTACTTCACGCCGGCTGCTGGCATTAAGATCGAGGAAGGCATCGCTATCATCAATGACGCGCTGGCCTACGACCAGAACCAGCCGGTCACGGTGCTCAACCAGCCGAAACTCTTTATTTCAGAGGATTGCGACAACCTCATCTACTCATTGAGGGAGTGGACGGGGGCAGATGGCGAGAAGGGTGCGTCGAAAGACCCTATCGACTGCCTGAGATACCTCGTAGTCATGCAACCTGAGCAGGAAGACGAGGAAACCTGGAAGGCAACCCGTGGTGGTTCGTATTAATTTATGCCAAAAGACCCAAAAGACTATCCAATCGTGCTTTCGCGTTCGCTTGCCGAGGAAATGACGGGCATAGACGTACGAGAGCTCGATAATCTTCGCAAGAAGGGGCTTGTCCGGTGTTTCAAGACGCTCGGAGGGCAATACCGCTTCCACAAGTTGTCCTTGATCCAATATATCGAGTCAAAATCCCACTATTTTACACAAATCAATGCAGAGCAAGTACAACAGGAGCGATAAGCTCGTTTTTGCGAGCGATACGCCTGATATCCAAGAACTCCAGAGCGAGTTCGATCGTTCTTTGACGAACGGTGGCAATATCAGCCGCATTAACAGCAACGACGACATCCGCCTTGCTCGCTGGGAAGGCCAGAGCGACGACGGCAAGAAATACAGCCGTAATCAGCGCGACGGCGAGGGTGCGTTCCCGTTCGAGGGTGCTTCCGACGTCCGCGTGCGCCTCGTTGACAGCATTATCAATGAATTAGTGATGCTTTTGGTGAACTCTTGGCAGCTCGCCCGCATCCGCGTGACCGGCACTGAGTACGGAGACGCCAGCACCGCTGCCGCTGTCCAGACCCTTGCCCGCTGGATCGTCGAGAACAAACTCCGCGCCGACCTCGAACGCGAGGCTGAACTCTGGGCGCAATACTCGCAGAATTACGGCTGGGCGGTCATGCACGTCGGCTGGGAGCGTCGCCTGGGAAGCCGGGAAGTCACCGAAACCCTGCCTACGCTCGAAGAACGTGCCGCTATGGACGGCGTGCTCGCTGAAGCCCTGCGCCAGATGGTTGCCACCGGCGCCTCTGACATTACGGCTGATTTGTTCGCTAATGCCCTCGGTTGCTCGTCCGATGAAGCCCGTCGTATCGCTACGGAGCTCCTGAACTCAGGTGTTTCGACGTATAGCCAGCAATACAACCGGATTAACCTCCCTGTTTGCGCCGCCCTGAAGCCTTACGAGGAAATCAGCTTCCCGCCGGAAACCTTAGACCTTCAGGACGCCCGCGTCATCTTCAAGCGCACGTTCATGTCGGAAGTCGAACTCCGCGAGATGATTAAGGCCGACGGATGGGACGAAGCCTTCGTCGAGGAAGCCGCGAACACCGCCGGCAAGTCCGCCTACCTCACCGATCCGAACCTCATCCCGGTCACGTCGAACGTCTCGAACGCCATGCACCGCGCGGACAACCTCATCGAGATTGTGTACGCTTATAGCCGTCAAATCGACGCGAACGGCGTGCCTTGCGTTTATTACACGATTTTCTCCCCTCAGACGAGTCAGGTCGAGACTTACGCTAAGCACACTAAACTCGATTATGCTCACGGTGAGTACCCGTTCATCGAACTCCGCCGCGAGCGCCTTAAGCGCGCCGTCGTTGAGTCCCGTGGCGTCCCTGAGATTGCCTTCACCGACCAGGAGGAGATTAAGGCTCAAAAGGACAGCCTGCGCGACCGCACTGCCTTTGAAACGCTCCCCCCTATCAAGGTAAAGAAGCGACTCGGCACCCAGAACCAGATTGCCCCCGGTTCCCTGCTCCCCGTCACGACCCCTGACGATTACTCGTTCCTTTCGCCGCCCTCGGGCAATCCTACACTCGCCTTCAACCTCATTGATCGTGTGGAAGCCCAGAACGCGGCCTATTTCGGCCTGTTCAACCCTGCCGTCCCCCCGCAGAAGACGCAGATGACCCAGCAGTTCATTGTGAATAACTGGCTTACTGCTTGGAGTCGGGTTCTGAAGCAGATGGTCAGTTTGTCTGTTCAATACCTCGAAGGCAGCGAAATCGAGCGCATCGTCGGCACGCCTATCGTCATGACGCCGAACGAAATCTCGCAGATGTACGATATCGGCGTTTCTTACAACGTCCGCGAGCTCGACACCGATTACGTCATGGAGAAGCTCAAGGCCATCGCCTCGTTCGTCGTCCCGATGGACGCTGGCGGCGTTATCGACCGCAATAAGCTCACGGCGCGCTTTATCGAGGCTATCAGCCCTGAGTCGGCCAAGGACTTGCTCTTGGATCAAAAGACTGCCTCCCAGAAGCTCTATAACGACGTCCAGACGGATATCGCTAAGATGATGGCCGGCATGGAAGTCCAATACGTCGAAAACGACCCCACCGCCGGGACTAAGCTCCAGTATCTCCAGGATATCGTCCAGAAGAACCCGAAGGCTCAGCAGCAGTCTCAGAGCGACCCGCAGTTCCAGGCTCTTATCCAGAATTACATCCAGAACCTCCAGATGAGCGTTCAGCAGCAGCAGAACAAGACCATCGGGCGCCTAGGCGTCACCCCTGTCTCGGATAAGATGGCGCAGGAGGGCCAGCAACCCGGCTATGGCGCTTGACCCGAAAGAAGTCAGGCGGACGCTCGGCTTCGAGAAAAACGAAGTCTTTGACGCTGTTCTCGCGTATATGGACTCTGCTATCGCCGCTGAAGTCGATCGTGCTATCTCTTATAGCATCGAAGGCGAAAAGAGGGTTCACGCTTGCGGACGTGCCGAAGCTCTTAGGGATTTCCGGGATTTGCTCCTCTCTGAGCAGTCGGAAGCCCTCCGAGAGCGTTTCGGGGTCAAGAATAGTGCGTAATCTTGCCAAACCTCGCAAGCGGGGCTGACCCCCGTTGACTTACATCATTTTAGGGCGTTACTGCCCATACGTCCTCTGAGTGGACGCAAAACTCTCTGAATATGGAAGACAACACCAACGCCGAGATCGGAACGGCTCAAAACAACCCCGAGGTACAGTCAAATGCCCAGTCAGGGGCGTTAAACCAAGATAAGCTCGCGGATATCCTCCGTAGCACCCTGTTCGCTGACGCTGAACAGGCGGCACAGCCCGAGGCCGGTGATGAGGGCGAAATCCAGACGGAAGTCAAGGACTCCAACGACGGCGAAGCGTCCCAGCAGGACGAAGTAACCGACACGGAACTCCCCCAGGCAGAGGATGGTATCGACGAAGTTCCTTCACAGCATACGCAAGACGACGACGAAGACAGCGATCTTCCCAAGGGCGTCCAGAAGCGCATCGACAAACTCACGGCTAAGCGCAAGCAGGCCGAGGAGGAAGTCACCAAGCTCCGCGAGGAGATGGAAGCGCTGAAACAGCAAATCCAATCGGCACCTCAGTCCGACACGGCGGTCACTAGCGTCAATGACGCATCTAACCCGTTCGAGTCGCTTCAGACTAAGGCACAGGTCGAAAAGGAACTGGAAAACGCCCGCTGGCTAAAATACAAGTGCATGGAAAACCCCTACGGCTTTGTCCTTGGTGACAAGGAATACGGCCAAGAGGACGTCACCCGGATGTTGGTCAATGCTACGCGCGCCATCGAAGAACAGCTGCCGAAACAGCTGGGAGCGATCCAAACGCGCGAACAGATTGAGCCAATCGCCACCAAGCATTACCCTTGGTGGAACAAGCCGGAGAGCAAGGAATATCAAGTAGCACAGAATGTCCTGAAAGTTTTCCCGAAACTCAAGGCGTTCCCCGACTTCAAGATGTTCATTGGTGATTATGTCAGAGGATACATGACCCGCGAAGGTCAGGTTCCCCAGGCACCTCAGAGGAAAGCACAAGTACAGCCCGTTCGTCCCACCGTAACCCCGGTTAAGTCCAAGCCCGCAGAAGTACAGGCTCGAACCGCCGTGGATCGTTTTCGCAAAACGACGACCGCAGAAGACCTCGCCCGAGTATTAATCTCTAAGAACTTCATTTAATCCCTAACCCCCCCTACCCAGGAATACAATCATGGCCCTCCTCACCGAACGCAGCCTCGTCAACGCCGGTAAGCGCGAAGACCTCGCTAACCTCATCGCCCTCGTCGATGCTAAGGACACCCCCTTCACCTCCATGGCGAAGAAGGGTGCCGAACCCGGCAACACCCTGTTCCGCTGGCAGGCTGACCGTCTCCCGTCCACCTCGGCTCCTACGCCGGTCGTTGATGGCACTGACGTCGCTGCTTACGACAACTACACCGTCGATGGTGCTACCCAGTACCGCGTCGAACTCTCGAACCGAGTGCAGATCTTCCGCAAGGCTGTCCGCGTCTCGAAGCTCACGCAGTCCTCGGCTACCAACGTCGCCGGCGTCCGCGACGAACTCTCCAACAACGTCTCGAAGGCCATCACGCTCATCAAGCGCGAGATGGAAGTCGCGATGTGCGCCAATCAGGGCGCCCAGGTCGATAACGGCACCGTCGGCTATCGCACCCGTGGTCTGGACAAGTGGATCGTCACCGCCGCCAACATCGACACCGTTGACCTCCCGGCTGCTGCCTCCTCGTTCTGCCCTGCCGCCGCGCAGATCAGCACCGTTGGCACCGCCTCCCT